AGCCCCAGCTTATGGAGAAGCCAAAGCACAAAGGGTATATCTTGAAGAATTTAAACGAACAAAACGTGCATTGCTCATGAAAGATGCACTGAAACTTGGCGTAGAAGCGGCAAATGCACAAGAGCGAGAAGCATACGCAGACCCTGCTTACCACCAATTACTTAAAGGTTTGGCTTTGGCAATCGAACAAGAGGAGACCCTAAAGTGGGAACTGGAAGCGGCAAGGCTTGACATAGAAATATGGCGAACTAGAGAAGCAACAAACAGGATGCAAGATAGGAGTCATCAATGAAATGCCCCGAATGTGGGACATGGACAATCGTAAAAGAGACCAGAACCAGCAATGGAAACACACGCAGACGCAGACTTGAATGTGCAAATGAACACAGATTTACTACATTGGAGACCATAATTGTTTCAAAAACACCCATACGTCAGAAGCAAAAAGCTATTAAAACTGGTCGCAAGTCTTGATTGTCAACTCTGCGGGTCAGGCCATTTTGTTCAAGCAGCTCACACAAATTGGGGCGGTGGTAAAGGCAGAAGCATCAAGGCTGACGATAATTTAACGGCTGCACTGTGCATGACTTGCCATTACGAAATTGATGCAGGAACTAAATGGTCAAAAGTAGAAAGACAGGAAGCATGGCAAACAGCACATAAAAAGACAGTGCAGTTATTGTTGCAAACAAACCAATGGCCTGTTGACATACCTATACCAAACACAGCAAAATGAATACGCTGACAGTTGCCATTGCCAGCCTTGGGGGCTTCGGCCCCCTTTTTTTAAGGACAACATGAATCCAGCAGATAAAGTCGAAAAATGGTCGATTGACAAACTGATACCCTACGCACGCAACGCACGCACTCACTCTGATGAGCAAGTTGCACAGATTGCGGCAAGCATCAAAGAGTGGGGTTGGACAACTCCAGTGCTAGTGGATGAGCAAGGTAGCATCATCGCAGGGCATGGGCGCACACTGGCGGCACAGAAGTTAAAAATAACAGAAGTGCCTGTAATGGTGGCAAAAGGTTGGTCAGATGCCAAAAAACGGGCTTACATCATTGCTGACAACAAGTTAGCCCAAAATGCTGGCTGGGACAATGTAATGCTATCCCTAGAACTAGAAGAACTTAGTAATTTGGGTTTTGATATTGATTTAACTGGATTTACACCAGAAGAGATTACAGAATTGTCATTTTTGGATGCTGATGATGAGCTGATTGACAACAGTAAGTACACCAAAAAAATAGATGCACCAGTTTATACGCCCACTGGTGATTGTCCAGGAGTCAATGAGTTGTACGATAAAGTTAAATACGAAGAATTGACAGCAAAAATATACCAAAACCCTGATATTAAGCAAGAGATAAAAGACTTTTTGTTAGCGTCAGCCGCAAGACACATACGATTTGACTTTGAGCAAATTGCGGAGTTCTATGCCCATGCTGACCCAGATTTACAGGAACTCATGGAAGAAAGTGCTTTGGTTATTATTGACTTTGACAAGGCCATTGCCAATGGGTATGTAAAGCTATCTCAAAACATTAGTAATGTTTACACCAGTGAAAAGGGTGAAGAACATGATGCCTAAGACCTTTGCCGTGTTTATTTTGACGCATGGTCGGGCAAATTCTGTTTATACCTACCAAACTTTACGCAAACAGGGTTACACAGGCAAAATTTACCTAATCTGTGATAACGAGGATAAACAGCTCGATCAATACAAAGAGGTATACGGCAAAGAGTCAGTCATCGTTTTTGATAAACAAGAGGCGATTAATCTCACTGATAGCGGGGATAACTTCAAAAAACGCAATAGCGTGGTTTACGCAAGAAATATCAGCTTTGATATTGCAAAAAGCCTTGGTTTGACACACTTTTGGCAACTGGATGACGATTACACAAGGTTTGATTACTCGACCAATGAGGAAATGCAGTACATCACCTCTGAGAACAAGATTGGCAAACTTGATGATGTTTTGGTCGCATTGATTGACTTTTTGGACACAACACCGTTTCACTCAGTGGCATTTGCACAGGGGGGCGACTTCATTGGTGGCGAGGGTTGCGTATTACTCAGCAAGATGCGAAAAGATGAAATTTACCGAAAAGTAATGAATTCGTTTATGTTTCGTGTAGATCGCCCCGTTAAGTTTATGGGTCGAATCAACGAGGATGTGAATATGTATGCTGAATGGGGCAGACGTGGCATATTGTTTATGACCACACCGCAGTTACGCTTACAACAAATCGTGACTCAGCAAAATGCAGGCGGGTTGACTGAAATCTACTTAGACCTTGGCACTTACACCAAATCGTTCTACTCAGTCATGTATGCACCATCGTGTGTGAAAATCTCAGAAGTAGGCACAAATGACAAACGGATACATCATCAGTTATCATGGAAGCATACTGTGCCAAAAATACTAGATGAACAGCACCGCAAGCCAAGGTTGCTCTCTCGTATCACCAAAGTTCACTTTGATTACTGCGGCATCGTTTGGCGGTTCAGGCCCACGCAATAGAAAATCCACTGGGTCGGACTGTTGCCTTGGATTCCAAGTAAACCAAAGTTCTGAATCGGGTTTGCGGATTGTTGGCCTTAATAGGTCAAGGCTGGTCTGACTTAGGGACTGTGCTTCCTCAACCCAAGCGCAATCGTAGCCTTCTAGCGACTTAATCGAGTCGGCTGTATGGTTTTGCATACCTTGGAAAATAATCGCACCATCGCCCTTTTTGGACTTAATGACCGCATCTTGTATCTCAAAGTATGCGCCAGCGTTCATGGCCTCAATCTTGGTTTCCAGCAGACGCTTAACAGATTGATTCAAAGATTTTTGTATTTCACGCACACAAACGCTTCTGCGCTTTTGGTCAAGTATGTGCATCTCAATCATTACCTCGGCAAAGGTGTGTGACTTGCCAGAGCCTCGACCACCCCATGCGCCTTTGTAACGCTTGCCTTCTAGTAAAGGCAAAGCCCACTCTGGAGTTTGAATTTGCAGGGTTTTACCCATTTTTGATGACTACACGCTCAATCTTGGTGAATTCAAGCGGCACGCCATCTGCGCCAGTTAGTTCATGCTTTTGGGTTTCTGCCCAGCGCATCTGCGTCTTTGACCACCAGATTGCAGCAGTTGTGTCCCCGGCCATTACCTTGCTAAACAGGGTCTTGCCCACCTGGGCGTTAGCCTTTGCCTTGCCTGATTGCAGCTCTGCGCTAAAGTGCGCCCGTAGCGTATCAACGCTGATTCCATCTCGCACCAGTGCGCCTATCTGGTCAATAGGTAAGCCGTAACCTGACAAGGCTTCTACTTGTTTGCGCTCGGCTAGTGTTGGTTCAAAGGCTGGTCTTCCTGCGCCTTCACGTGCGCCACCATTTGATTTTCTAGCATCCTGTTTTTTTAGAACGGGTTTTTCAATCTTAGACATCATTCCCCTTTGGCAAAAGCCATTGGTCAATTACTGCTCGAGCAACTTGTTCTGTCATTTTTGGGGGAACACTCATGCCAATCATATATTTACCTATTTTGTCTGATTTGGCCTGGTAATCGTCTGGAAATGATCCCAATCTGACATATTCTTTATATGTTAAATGTCTTGGTTCTTGCCAATGTTTGAACATTGTATGAGTTGCAGTTAATGTTAAAGATGGTGCATTTGGATCAAGTTTTTTCGAATTCCATAATTTGACTGGTTGTCCTGTACGTTTAACAGCATCTCCATAGTCTTCGCCCGGACGAGTTTTTGGCCACCAAATGAGATCTGTATTGGCTGTGAACTTGACCTCTTCCCATTCGTCCGCAGTTATCTTCAAATCTTTTGTCGCATTTTCACAACTGATCCATTGATGTTTTGGGGCAAGTTTTAATGGTTGAACTTCAATATCATCACGAATAGCCACAAAAAAAACCCTCTCACGCCTTTGAGGAACTCCACAATCTGCACCATTCAAAAGAAATAATTGAGGTCGATAACCCAACTCTTTGAACCGCGCCATCACCATTTTTGTATAGCCTTTAGCATTTCCAATAATCATTCCTTTGACATTCTCGGCAATAGCTACTTTTGGCTTTAGCTTTCCAACCAGGTCAAGATAGTCAAAGAATAGATCAGAGAGCACCTGTTTTGCTTGACCTTCTCGAAAGTGCTTATCTTTACCCCATGCTTTCTCTCGGCTGCCGGCCATGCTAAATGTTGAACAAGGTGGTGAACCATCAAGAATGTCTAAATTGTAAAGTTCTTCTGGCAATTCTTTTTCAAGTAATTCACCAATAGGACAAAGGAAATAATGTTTTGGGTTGATGTTTAGCTTATAGTGCCAGGCCATTTCGGGGTCAATATCATTAGCTGCAATTACATCGCATCCAGCGCGTTTATAACCCATACTAGAGCCTCCACCGCAGGCAAAAGTACTCATTACCTTTAATCCGTTTTTTGGAATAGAAGCTAAATCTGCAAGGTTCCAAGCGCAATCTGGTTTATTTATTATCATCAAATTCAAATCCACATTTAGGGCATTGATGTCCCATGTTGTAATCATCTGGGTCAATTTCTTGCGTACTTGAATCAGGATATAAATCTTTTTCTTTAAAAGTTAATCCGGCAATTTCTCCAGCACTATAACCAGTTAAGTCTAGGTCAAAGCCAAGGTCTTTAATTTCACTTAATTCAAGCGCTAACATTTCATTATCCCAACCAGCATTTAGTGCTAATTTATTGTCAGAAATAATATAAGCGCGTTTTTTGGCATCGGACCATCCTTTAGCAATCATTACCGGAACTTCGGTTATGCCTAGCTTTTGAGCTGCTAGTGTCCGACCATGCCCAGCAATGATGCCGCCTTGCTCGTCTACTAAAATAGGTGTTGTCCAACCCCACTCTTTAATGCTTGCTGCAAGCTGACTAACCTGCTCATCGCTGTGGGTGCGTGCGTTTCGGGCATAAGGGATAAGTTTATTTATCTTCCACTTTTCAACTTTATCTGCTGGATTCATGGTGTCCTTAAAAAAAGGGGGCCGAAGCCCCAAAGCTGGCAATGGCAACTGTCAGCGTATTCATTTTGCTGTATTTGGTATAGGTATGTCAACAGGCCATTGGTTTGTTTGCAACAATAACTGCACTGTCTTTTCATGTGCTGTTTGCCACGCTTCCTGTCTTTCCACTTTCGACCATTTAGCCCCTGCATCAATTTCGTAATGGCAAGTGATGCACAGTGCAGCCGTTAAATTATCGTCAGCTTTGATGCTTCTGCCTTTGCCACCGCCCCAATTTGTATGGGCTGCTTGAACGAAATGGCCTGAACCGCAAAGTTGACAATCAAGACTTGCGACCAGTTTTAATAGCTTTTTGCTTCTGACGTATTGGTGTTTTTGAAACAATGATGGTCTCCAAAGTAGTAAATCTGTGTTCATTTGCACATTCAAGTCTGCGTCTGCGTGTGTTTCCATTGCTGGTTCTGGTCTCTTTTACGATTGTCCATGTCCCACATTCTGGGCATTTCATTGGTGTGACCTGTCTTAAACTTTGAGAAACATATTCTTTTGAATCAGCAAAGACTCCACGGCATCAATTAGATTCATGGATGCCTCAATATTGAGACATTGCCCATTAACCTTACAATCAAGCCATAGCTCATCTTTTTCCTTTTCCGTCAACCATTCCCATTTAGGGGCTTCAACAACCGAACCAAACGTCTCCCTGCGTCCGCAAGAATTGCAAGTCCAAACCTGTGGATTGCCAGATAAATCGTGTTCTCGAATTACACCACCGCATTTGCACTGTCTCATTGATGACTCCTATCTTGCATCCTGTTTGTTGCTTCCCGTGTTCGCCATATTTCTATGTCCAGCCTTGCCGCCTCTAGTTCCCACTTTAGGGTCTCCTCTTGCTCGATTGCTAGAGCTAGACCTTTAAGTAATTGGTGATAAGCAGGGTCTGCGTATGCTTCTCTCTCTTGTGCATTTGCCGCTTCTACACCAAGTTTCAGCGCGTCTTTCATGAGCAATGCACGTTTTGTTCGTTTAAATTCTTCAAGATATACCCTTTGTGCTTTGGCTTCTCCATAAGCTGGGGCTTTGTCTCTGATCGTTTGGGTTGCTTCTTCAGGCTTCATTTAATCCCCGCAAAAACACGCAATTGTTTCTTCATTTGGATCAAACATATCGGATTGATCTTTAGTGAACTGGCTCATTGCTTGATAACTTGGTCGATCCTTTCGGAAACGCGCACCATCGGGCTTGTTTGCCAGTGCCAGTGCCTCCATTTTCGCCCACCAAACGGCTCTTTCTGGTTTTTCAGCAATTAAACTTAATGTTTGTGATGCGCCTTTTAAAAAGCAAAGATCACAGTTGCCGTGATAGGTTACGCCATTGATGTTGGGTAAGCCAAGGTCAAATGGCTGGTTACGCCAAAAGTCTCCTACAGTTTCCTTTGTAACGCCCATGCTTCCAAGTGGTGCAAGTTTTTCTTCATGCTTGCCGTAGTCTTGGTTGCCAATCTTTGCAAGTCTGCGCTGTTCATCGGCTCTTATGCCTAGCATTGAGTCCCATTCTGTCCAGCCGCTATGCTTGAGAAACCTGTGGATTGTTCTGACCTTGAGTTCAACAGTACAAAACCTAGAAACTGGGTTGGGTAGGTAGTTGCGCTTTCGGATGAGTGCTTCAAAGGGTTCACCATTTCGGCTGGCAGTCTCAAAGTTAACCTGTCTCCACCTGTCTTTCGTTTCCTCAGTGTCTATGTACTCAAGCCAAGTGATTGGCACATTCCAGTGTTCTGAGCAGTCTTGGACAAACCTCAAGGTTGCAGAATCCTCTTTTCCAGTATTTGCGAAGATCACCTTGGCCTCCGTTGGTAGGCTCATGTCGTGAGCCTCCAAGACCTTGTAAAGCATATAAGCAGAAGTCCTACCGCCAGAGAAACTGATGCAAGTTGGACTGTTAATTTTGTACGGGTTGTTCATGCTTGCCTCACTACAACTTCGACCTTTGCCACTTCACCATAAACCTTTGTGGCATGAATGGATGTGATCTGCGAATCGTTCTCAAACACAATTTTGTCCATGCCATCAATAACCGACTTAACAACATTATCCAAATCGGGGCGTTTAATGTGTTTCTCAGAATCGATTAAACAAGCCTCAGTGCGTTTTTTTGAGTAGGATGGTGGGATGGGAAAGGTAACGTAAATAAACGCCTCTAATGCCCCTTCTAAGGCTTTTGAAGCACCCATTGCAAGCTTTGCCATCATTCCCACTTCGGATTCATAGGTTTTTGTCTTTTCGGGGGTGTAAGCAACGGGAAACTTTCCTCTTGTGGAAAACCTTGGTCTGCCTTTGGCGATTGGCTCTCCGTAAACCGTGAACATAATCTGAATCATTTTTTGTCTTTCTGTTCGTTCATTCGTTTTTTCAGGTCATCAGCAGCCGCTTGGCCTCGCTTCTTGGCAATGTCTAGCAGGGTCTGTTGCCACCAGTATTGGGCTTCTCCCCTGCCCTCTTCCAATACTTTCTTGCGGTAGCGTTTGATCCACTCGGTTGCTTCCGTTTGTTTCATAGTCTCCCGTAAGTTCAAGTGCTCTTGTGATGACATAGTGGCTAAATTGTTGGCCTTCTTTGGCTCGATCAAGGATTTTGTGGGCTTCATAGTGGGTCAAAATATATCCTTATCTTGCTTGTCGTCATACCATTGAGCCACAGTCTTAACTTTTAATTCAGGCAAATCAGAAAAGGCTCGTTTTTTTCTAGGTGGGTCATTAGCCCATTGGTGGTATGAGCATTTTTGTTTGTCACCATCTTGTCTGACCGCCCAAATGTTCTGGCATCCATCTACAGAACAATAAGGGTTGTGTTCTTTTTCGTCTTTTTCTTTAGAGGCTGGTTTAGCGAATGTCATTTTGAATATTTCCCATCTATAATTTTTGCAAAGTTTGTTGCGTTAATAATCCATTCAAGGTCAGGATGCCATGTTCTGTCCTTGGTTTTAAAGCCTTGAGCCAATGTTGAATCGTTGGCAATGTAGCCAAAAAATGAATCCCACCAGGCTAAACCCTCATCAAGAGTTTTGTAGCCTTTAGGCGAATAATTTGATGGTTTAGCAGCCTGTCTCCAGCGTTGCCGAAGATTTGTTTGGCGTGAGCCTTCCCATACCCTTGGCTGGGTTAAATGCGGTAAATGCTTTTTGTATAACAATAAAATTTCCTGATGAGGGCAAGTTGGCAGAGTATCTGCCGACAAAGATGCGTAAGCATCTGTATCT